CAGTCAACAGGGAATCGGCCCAGGAACGCCTCCCAGCGTTCCGGTCGCCGATCCAAGTTGAGGCAGACGCATCGGTCAAACATCAGGTCGTCTCGCTGTAGCAGACGGTGTAGCTCTGAATCACGACATGCCAAAACCGTCCGCTGTTGTCATCGTAGGCTTCGATTCCTCGCGTCTCGTCTTCCAGCCAGGCGTCAAACGCCGTCCCGCTCCCGCCGTAGCCGGCGAGTCCTGTCCCGGGATTCGTGCCGTTGACTCGTACAGCCTCCGCCAGTCCCTTGGAGGCGTTCATCGTGGTTGCTCGGCAGGTTACCGTCACGTCGGCGAACCGCCCGCCGCCTTCCCCTTCGATGTCGTTCTGCGGTGTGTCGCTGTCGATGTCGATCACAATATGCGGATCGGTAACGTCGTCGTCTTCCTCCGAATACCCAAAACGGATGACCATCTCGTCAGCCGAGCCGGAGCCGTTGTAGTCGGCCACTGCCGACATGGCTAACAAGGCGGCTCGGATTGACTCCTCGATGTAGGTCATGTTCGCTCAGTGCATTCCAATTCGAGTTCCTGCTTCTGCTGCGTCGGATCGTAAATCCTGGCGATCGACAGCCGCGTCCCGTCAGCCAGCGTTAGCCAGTTCTTGCGGGTCAAGGCTCGCGTCGTCTCATCGCTCCTGATTCGCACGCGATATGTGATGTCCGCCTGGTTCTGGTCGGCCAGCATCCGCTCGCGGCCATTGATCGGGAGCACCTGTGCCCATCGCTTGCAGACCTCGGCGGCGGTCTCCGGCCGCTGTCCGTCGGCGTTGGTAGTCCGCGTCGGACTATTGCGGTAGATGGTCACTCGATGCGTGTATTTCTTCCCGCCGGTCTTCATGGCATCACCCGCGAGTCACAATAGGCCGCGATCCGGTTGAGTACCCAACTTGGCGGCGGGTCTTGCGGGTTGTCGTAGAGGTGGCCGGCGTACATGATGATCGCCTGCCGGATCGCCTCCGGCACGTTGGTCTCGGCCGCTCCGTAGCCGGCGGAATACGTCACCGTCACCACGTCTTCATGGCCGCGAGTAGACGGCCATGTCTGGCCATGTTTCAGGCGTACATGGCTGATTCCGTTGATGCTGCCAAGTTCATAGACGGTATCGGCAACCGTCTGTGTCTCGCCGGCAGCGTCGGTGTACGTAATCGACGTGATCGCCGAAACTGGCTGATACTTCAGTTCCATCTCGCCGAATTCGTTGAACTTGTCGATGCATGTCTGCGTGATGCAGCACTTCCAGAGATAGCCGTCTTCGAGCACCTGCCGAGCTTCCTTGCAGTATTGCGAGATCATCGGATCATGATCGTTGTAGTCGATCCGCAGATAGTCGCAGACATCCGATGGGGAAATCGGCTCGGTGCTCGGTTCGGTGCGCGAAGCGTTGACTGATCGCAACATAAGGCATCCTCACCCGATCCCCTCGCACCGGCCGGGGTCGATAGGCGAACCGCCGGCCGGCTAGCGAGGAGGATGATTTCGATCAGTCGGTGATGTTGGTCAGCGGCGCGTCCTGCTTCTGCCGCGGATCGGTGAACACCTGGATCAGGACATTGTTGCTGGCGTTGCCGCCGCTGTCCGTGATCTTCAGGCAATCGTACCCGTCGCTGAAGATGGTCGGATCGATCTCCCAAAACACCATCTGATTCGGCGCGACCCCGGTATCGATTGTGTAGGCATAGGTGTCCGTCCCACGCACGAGCGTATCGGACGTGGTTCCCATGTCGGCATCGACCCAAATCGGACAAGCCGTTGTGATTGCCGCGGAGGTTCCGCCGGCAACATCGGTCGCCTCGTTGAGCGTCAACACAAGGTCAGTGTCAGACGATCCGCTGTGGACAATCTGAATCCACGCCTTGTGCGCGTTCTTCAGGCTGATGATGTCGCAGTCAACTGCATTTGCCGCTCCGTGATAGAGCTTTGTGCATTTGCAGTCCTCAGGAAGCGTGAATCCCATTCTGATACTCCTGTCCCAAGGATGGTCAGAGGGTTGCGGTTGATATGAATGCTTACGCGCGAGCGCCAAGCGTGACGATCGGGGCAAGCGTGTTGCTCGAATTGACAGGCGTGAGAACAGAAGACCACCAGCAGCAGCCGTCGCAGCGGTAGGTGAGCCGGTACGTCATCTCGTCATAGGCGAAACGCACGTGCATCGACTCGGCAGCTTCCGGTCCCTTCTCGATCCAGAGATACTGCGACAGGTCCACGAGGATGATGTCGCCGGCGTCACCGACGGTGTCGCAGTATTCGACCGGAATCACCGGCCGACCCATGAGGATGCCGAATTGGCCGGCATTGGTGACGCCGTTCGCCGGGTAGTAGAGCGGCACGGCGTCGGCGGCCGTTGAGGCGGAGCCGAACCGGCCTTCGAGCGCGAGGCTCCAGAGGTACGGCTCCACGTCCTGGTTGATGAGCCAGACCGCGTTGGCTCTGCTCTCGCCGTAGAGGCGCGACCACATCTTGACGATATTCGGCCCCCAAACGGTGTCGGCCGTCTGGTTGGTTTCCTTCGTCACCTCAACCTTGGCGGCGGCGTTGAGGATGCCTTGCGGACGCCCTGCGCCGGTGCCGTTGACGATCGCGTTCTCGGCCTGGTACACCAGTTCGTCGGCGAACATGTCCTGAAGGAGGGTTCCGGTGGCGCCGTAGTCCGACAGCATTTCGTCGGTGACGTAGCCGAGTGCGGCAACCTTTTTGAGCTTCAGGGACAACCGGCCGAAGTCCGGTTTCGAGTCCGTGATCGCCTTGGTTTCGGCCACCCAGTAGCCACGGACGCCACCCATGCGGGAACCATCGGCACGGCTGGTCTCGTTGACGTAGGGGATTTCGATCGAGTTCCCCGTGATCGGCAACCGGCGAACGCGGCTTAGAATCTGGCCTTGGGTGTACATCCGCCGGAGGATCGTGCTGGCAAACTCCGTCGGGATAAGCGCCCCGCCTTCGCTCTGGATGTCGGTGCGCAAACCTGGCGCCGCGGCATGGAGCTTGTTGCGAATCGCCGGCGAACAGGCCGGATTCTCCGCCTCGCGCACGTCGCGGAGAAATTCGCCAAACGTGCTGTACTTCTCGCTGGCTTCGCCGCCGGTAATGCGAGGGTTGCTCCGCTCGCTCTGCGGATTGCCGAGGATGGCACGGGGAACGCCGACTGGCTGCTTAGCGGCTTCGTCGGCGTCGTCCAGGCGGGAGAGAACCACCTGGCGTTTGCGGATCGCGTCGATCTGTGTCTGATAATTCTCGGCGGACGCAAGATGCTCTTCGACCTGGACAAGCTCTTCATCGGTCAGGTCACGGTCTTCGGACTTCGCTTTGTCCCTGATGGCCTTGGCTGCGTCGATCTCCGCCTGCCTGGCCTCGCACAGTTCCTTGAGGGTCATTTTCTATGGCCTCCTGTTGCCGGACGCAGGAGGCCAACGAAAAAAGGCCGGAAAGCGTTCCGGCAACTATTTCAGGTGTTGAAACAGTTGCTAAACGCTATCCGGCCTTTGACAGTCGGCTTCGCGTGTCACACATCCTGCCGCACGGTTATGAAGCGTGCGGTGGTATGCCACTGATTACGATTATCTGCGGATTCCTGCCTCTGTCAATCCGATTCTGGCGCTCGCCTGGCGAAGGTTGCTCGGCCTGTTCGATTTCACGATGCCACCGAGCACTTCGCCGAGGGTATGGATCGCATCGATCATCCCCAGATCTTTGGCTCGCGGAGCTTCCACCATGCGCCCTTGACCGAACGTATCCCGCACCGTCGCCGGCGTCGTGCTTCTGCCACGCGCCACGGACTTCAGAAACGCCTCGTAGTGCATGTCAACCGAACGCTGGATTTCCTCCCTGGCGACCTCGCCGAGAGGCTCAAATGGATTCCCCTCGACCTTGTATTTGCCGGCAGAGATGAGCGAGACTTTGATGCCAGCCGCGGTCAACGCTTCCGACAGATCGACATGTGCGGCCCAGACGCCGATACTGCCGACTTCGCCGGATGGTGTCGCAAAAAACCGGGTGGCCTGGCTGCCGAGGTGGTAGGCGGCCGAGGCGGCTTCCGGGTTCGCCACGGCGTACACCGGCTTGAGCGCCTTTACGTCGTTAATCGTATCGGCGGCCTCTGCCAGACCGGCCACAGTTCCGCCGGGGGAGTCGATGTCCAACACAATCGCACCGATCGACGGGTTGGCAGCCATTTTACGGAGCCAGTCGGCCACTTCGGCCGAATACGTGTTCGCATGATAACCGCCGCCTGGACGATGGCCGATGACGCCTTGAATCGTAATCAGGCCGATTCCGCCGTCCGTTTTCGGCAGTCGCGGGGAGCTTTCCTTTGGCTCCACGGCATCCAGCGAGGCGATCCATGAGGCGAGAGCCTCTGGTCGCATCTCCCAGAGCTCACTGCGGATTGCGTCAAGCATTCGGCTTTTCATCGTCTCGATCTCCCAAAAGCATCCGCGTGACCCACGCGGCTTGATTGTCTAAAGCGTTTAGCCTGGAATCTCCAGACAGATCACCAGCTTCGATCGCTCGGCGCACGCCATCGACCATCCCGGCAGTCCAAGCCTCTCCGATGAAGCGCGGCTTGTTCGCGGAGAACTCGCCAGTCAGCCGATCGAACGTCTCCGCAATAGGCGTCATTTCGGCTATGACTCTGCCGGTATGATCGGCGGCATACTTCGCCAGCCAGTCCTCAAGAGCAGTACCGTTTCTCGTCTTCTGAAATCGCTTATAGGCTTTATCAACCGCAGCCGACTCGGCACGCAAGAGGTTTTCGCACGCCGTCTGGATTATCGGCTGCATATCCTTCGCGATCTTGCGTCGATCCGTGATTGGCTCCGCCTCTTCCACGCTCGCACGGATCGCCGCGGCGGTGTCGTCCTCGTCCTCGCCTTCCGATTCGTCTTCCGGTTCCGGATCCCGCGGCGGAGCAGCAGCCGGCAGGACCACCGGAGCGCCCACTACCTGCATGTTGAGCGGCTGCAAGTAGTCGTCCCCGTTTGGAACCGGGTTCATGTCCTCCAGCCGGCGAACGTCGTTGATTGAGAGCCATCCCCAGTTGCGCCCGGTTGCGTAGGCGGTATAGCGGCTGTTGATGTCGCCTCTGGCGATGCCTGCCAGGTTGTGCTTCAGGTAGAGCGTCTGGCCGCGGAAGAACGTCCGCTTGACAGCCTGCTCCACCCGCACGCACCACGGCAGGATTGTATCTGTCGCCCAGTCGATGCCGAGGTGTTCAATGTTGCTGAACGTGCTTCTGGTGTGATCCTGAATTTTGCTCGGCGGACAGTCGAAAATCGCGCACACGTCTTCCCTGTCGAATTGCATTCCCTCGATGTACTGTGCGTCCTCCAGCGGCATGGATGGCATGGGGACGGCTTCCATGCCTTCACGCAAGAGACCCCAGCGGTAGGCGTTCTCCGAGCCTTGGAAAAGCTCGTTGAAAGATGCCAGCATCCGTGCGGCTCCTTCTTTGGAGAGCGCCATCCGCCCCACGTCGGCTTCCAGACTCCGTTTAATGAAGCCGCCGGGTCGTGCTCCGTTCTTGAAGAAGCTCCCGCCGAATTGGCGCTTGGCGAGGTGAACGCCAATGGTGTCCCGATGATATTTGATCGGTGACAATCCGATACTGCCGCCGAGAGACAGGCCGGGAACCCAGAAGATATTGACGGCAGGGATCGTCTCCGGCTTCCCCGCTCCGTCCTCCTGGTAGTCGAATACGAGCTCGCCTTGATCGTTACGGCGAGGCGTGACGTAGGCGGATTCCAGCGGGTAGAACGCCAGCGGCTCGCGACCGTTGGGTGCCCATTCGATGAACGTATACCCCATCCCCCAGAGTAGCAAATTCGCCATCCTAGTTTCTGAGACCGTCATGCCAGACGCCTCGGGGGACGCAGCACCGGCGAACAGTTCATTCAGCGGATGATCGACTGGCTGGCGCGTGTCAGCGTTCGGTTTGTCGTAGACCTGCACCGGCAAGGATGCCACCGTTTTGGCAATCTTCGCCACGCAGGCGTAGACGGTCGGCAAGCCGAGTGCTCGGCCTTCCGTCACATCCACTCCGGCAATGCTGGTCACGCCGCGTTGGGTGTACCAGTAATCATCGCCGGGGTCTTTGTTCACCCAGCCGCCACCGGAGAGTAGGCGTGTGAACCATCTAATCATCGCGGAAACTCCA